CTATCAAATTATTAAAAAATTATAAATATTATAAAAATAGAATAGAATATTTAAAAAATAATTTAGATAATATTGAAATTAAGAAAAAATATTCAATTGGAGAAATAAAAGCAGTTAATAATAAGAATTTAAGTGAAATGGAAAAAAGGGAAATAATAAAAGAGGAAAGATTAAAAGAAATAGAATTTTTTGAATATGGAATTAATTTAATAGATTATGGATTATCCTCAATAGAAGATGAAAAATACAAAGAGATAATACCACTAATTTATTTTGAAAAATTAAGAATGGAAGATGTTGCAGAAAAATTTAATGTAGACACTTCAACAATTAAAAGAAATAGAAATAAATTAGTTGAAATTATGAGTTTCTCAATATTTGATAGTGAATTTTTAAAAGGTTTAATAAAAAATTTCTTTTAAAATGCACCTAATTTGCACCTTTTTTGCCCTTGTAATGAACTTTTATATGTTATATAATGTTAATATATGAAAGTTTAAACAGATTTATAATTCTCTCCCCCAAAAGAGACAAGTTAAAGACTTCTTGTAAAAAAGTCTTTTTTATTTTGTGAAAAAGGTTTATAATAAATATAACAAAACTATAAAGGGGGATAGAAATATGATATTTAATATTAAAAAAATATTAAAAGAATTAGAAAATCAAGAATTAAGTTATTATAAAATTATATTCAATTATGATATATTAAATGATGAGGATAATAATTTTAGAAAGAATGCTTTTTCAAATGTATTAGCAGAAACAGGTTATTCAAAGAATAAATATGTTGATACACTATATGAAAAAAATTTAAAAAATTCCAATGAAGCTGATTTGAAAAAAGAGTTTAAACAAGAAGTTAAAGATTTAAAAGAGAAGTTAGAAGAAATAACAAAAGAATACAATAAAGAAAATCATACAGATGTAGGCATAAGTTATAGATTTGATTTATCTATTGATAATGAAAATGGAAAAATTAAATAATGATCAAGAGAACTCAAAAGGTTCTCTTTTTTTATTTCAAGAGGTTCATTATGAAAATATATAAAAAATTTTTTGATATAGGTTTTAGAGATGCCCCAGTTTTGTTTGTACTAGGTAAATTACATATAGGAAGTTATATAGATACCCATACAACTTTATTAAATAAAATTCTAGGCTTAGATTTAGAATTTGAAACAGAAAAAGAAAGTCTAGATATAAATAGAAATTCAAAAAATATAACCAGATTTGAGGATATTGAGGGAGAAATCTTATTTGGTAATTTGGCACAAGGAACTATATACTGGGAACATTTCAATGACAAAAAATTATTAAATAAAATTGAAAAATTAGAACCTAAGTATAGGCACAGAATTTTAAGTTACAAACAAAAAAGAGGATAAACTGGAGGTGAAGTAGCATTGAAATTAAATGCAAGACAAAAGGCTTTTTGTGAATATTATGTAGCATCTGGTAATGCTACTGAAGCTGCCGTAAAAGCTAAATATAAAGAAAAGTATGCTGGAGTAAATGCTGACAAATTACTAAAAAATACTAATATTCAAAAATATATTGAAGAACTACAAGAAAAAGCAAAAGGTAATAGAATTATGACAGCTATAGAGAGAAGAGAGTTCTTAACAAGTATGATAAAAGATGGAGCTGTTAAAGATACTGATAGATTAAAAGCATTAGATATATTAAATAAAATGGATGGAGAGTATACTCAAAAACTAGAAGTTAAAGGAGAACTAAAAACAGAGGATCCATTTAAAGGTCTAACCACAGATGAACTAAAAAAGGTGATATTTGGTGGAGATAAATAAAGAAGCAATAAGAAGAGCAAAACTGGAACTTGCAAGACGTGAGTTCTTTTTTTATTGTCATTTAAAAGCTCCTGACTTCTATAAATACGAGAGACAATTTTTAGTTAATTTATGTAATGATTTACAAAACTTTCTAACAAGTGATGATGAAGTGCTTATTTTAAATCTTCCCCCTAGACATGGAAAATCAAGGACAGTAGGAAATTTAGTAGAATGGTTACTTGGTAGAGATATAAATGCAAAAATAATGACAGGAAGTTATAATGAAACTTTATCAACTACTTTTTCAAAAAATGTTAGAAATACTATACAAGAAATAAAAGCTGATAAAGATAAAATAGTTTTTTCAGATATATTTCCTGGAGTAAGTATAAAACAAGGTGATGGTGCTATGAACCTTTGGAGTTTAGAAGGTGGATACAATAACTATCTAGCAACTGCACCTGGTGGAACAGCAACAGGATTTGGTTGTAGCCTTATGATAATAGATGACTTAATCAAAAATGCAGAAGAAGCTTACAATGCTAATGTCTTAGAAAAACATTGGGAATGGTATTCACAAACAATGCTTTCAAGACTAGAAGAAGGCGGAAAGATAATAATTATCATGACTCGTTGGGTTAGCGGTGACTTAGCTGGTAGAGCAATAGAACATTATAAAGCAGAAGGTAAAAAAGTGAAACATATCAAAATGAAAGCTGTTCAAGATGATAAAGGTACTATGCTTTGTGATGAGATATTAAGTTATAAATCTTACTTGTCAAAAGCAAGAGCTATGGGTCCTGAAATTACTTCTGCCAACTACCAGCAAGAGCCAATAGACATAAAGGGTAGATTATACAATGAATTTAAAACTTATGTAGATTTACCAAAAGAAAAGATTGTTAAAATATCTGCCTATTGTGATACAGCAGACACAGGAGAGGACTTTTTATGTAATATTATTTATGCAGATTGCAAAGATAGTGCTTATATTTTAGATGTTATCTATACCAAAGAAGCTATGGAAATAACTGAGCCACTTGTTGCAGAAGCATATAAAAAGTTTAATGTGAATGTTGCAGATATAGAAAGCAATAACGGTGGTAGAGCATTTGCAAGAAACATTGAAAGAATTACAAGAGATAAAGGAAATTACAAGACAGTTGTTAAATGGTTTCATCAATCAGGAAATAAGATTGCAAGAATATTATCAAATAGTGCTTGGGTTAATGCAAATATTTATATGCCTATTGACTGGAAAAACAAATGGTCAGAATTTGCAAAGGATATTATTTCTTATCAAAAAGAAGGTAAGAATAAGCATGATGATGGACCAGATACTTTAACTGGGGTTGCTGAAAAAATGACAAATAGAAAGGAAATAAGAACAATAGATAGAAATATCTTAGGAATAAGATAAGAGAGGAGGATTTGGTGACTGTAGAAGATTTAAAAGAAGCACTTGAAGCTTTTATAAAAAATGAATTGCCAGAATTACAGAAAATGGAAGATTATTATAGTGGAAAACACAATATTTTAAATAAAAAAGATAGAAGTAATAAGAAAAAAGATACAAAATTAATTAATAATTATCCCGAATATATCACAACTATCGCAACTGCATATTTTCTTGGAAAACCAATAGCTTACGCTTTACAAGATGATAAATTAAAAAAAGATTTTGAAAAATTATCTGAATATTTAGCAACAGAAGAAGAGCAACAAGAAAATTTTGAACACGCATCTAATTTAAGTGTGTTTGGAAAATCTTATGAACTTTGGTATAAAAATGTGGATAATACTATTGGAAATGTAGTTGTAGACCCAAGAGATTGTTTTATTTTGAGAGATGACACAGTTAAAAAAGATATAATCGCTGCTGTTAGATGGGATAAAGTTAAAAATAAAGAAAATAAATGGATTTATAAGTTGGAAGTTTATGACAATAAAAATATTACAACTTATGAATATATAACTGACACTGATAAAAAAGAAGTTCCAACTGCAACAGGAGAAACTAAACTACATGGATTTAATCAAGTTCCAATTATTGAGTTTTTAAACAATAAAAGAGCTAATGGAGATTTTAAAAATGTAATTTCGTTGATAGATGGATACAATGAAGCAACTTCAACCGCTATTGATGACATGAAAGATTTTACCGATGCTTTCTTAGTTTTAGTCAATATGGGTGGAACTACTGATGAAGAACTAGAAAGAATGAATAAAAATAAAACTATGCTTATTAATGAGCAAGGAGATGCTAAATGGCTAGTTAAACAAGTTAATGACAGCTATGCTCAAAATAACAAAAATAGACTTAATCAAGATATACATAAATTTTCTATGATACCTGATATGCAGGATAAGGAGTTTAGTGGAAATAGCTCAGGAGTTGCACTTAGTTATAAGTTGTTAGCTTTAGAACAATTAGCAGCACAAAAGGAAATGTATTTTAAAAAGGCTTTAAATCAAAGACTACAACTTATGATAGATTTCTATAATTTAAAAATAACTCCAAAAGATATTCAAAAAGTCTTTACTAGAAATGTTCCTAAAAATTTAGTTGAAGCAGCAGATACAGCTCAAAAACTACAAGGAATAGTATCGCATGAAACTATTTTATCTACATTGCCTTTTATAGAAGATGCAAAAATTGAGTTAGAAAAAATAAAAGCTGAAGAAGATATTAATGCAGAAAAAGATATGAATACTCCACTTGGAGTTGGTGCTGATGGCTCAAAAGAATAGAGATTATTGGGAAGAAAGGCAAATTAAAAGAGAAGCTAAGGCATTCACTACAATACAGGATATTGAAAAAGAATATAAGATTGCACTTGAAAAAGCCAAGCAGAATATAAATAAAGAGATTTCTAGAATAACTACAACTTATATGAATGATAATATTCTAAATTATAATGAAGCTTTAAAATTTTTGAAAGGTGATGATTATAAGGTTTGGAAAAAAGATTTGCATGATTATATAAAAGAATATAAGAATCTTTTAAAAACAGCGCCATTAGATGCACAGAAATTATATTTAGAAATTGAAACATTATCGGCTAGAAGTCGTATGAGCCACTTAGATAGTCTTAGAGCACAAGTTGATATGGAAATGGTAAAACTTATCTTTGGAGTTGAAGACAGTGCTAAGAATGCTTTAACATCAGTTTATAGAGATACTTTTTTAGAAGTAACAAAAGATTTGGGCATTAATACTATTGTAAGTAGGGATAAAATAAAAACTGTTTTGGATAGACCTTGGAGCGGTGCTAATTTCTCTGAAAGGCTTTGGAGTAATACTGATAAATTGGCTCAAACAGTGAAACAAGAAATAGTAAATGGAATGATTCAAGGTATCAACTTACAAACTATGACTAAAAGAGTTTCTGAAAGATTTGAGACAGCTAAAAAGAATGATGTCGAAAGACTTTTAAGAACTGAAGTTAATTATGTTTTGAATCAAGCTACATTAGATGGATATAAAGAAGCTGGAATAGAAAAATATGAGTTTAGTGCTACACTAGACAGCAGGACCAGTCAAATTTGTTCAGAGTTACATGGTGAAGTATTTGAGATTAAAAAGATTGCAGTTGGGCTTAATTATCCACCAATGCACCCAAGGTGCAGAAGTACAACAATACCGATTGTTGACTATGAAAATTTAATCAAGCAAGGTAGAGAAGAAATTGGTGGAAAAGATATTGAAAGCAACGAGAAAGAAGCATTGACAAATAATGAAAATAAGAGTATAACTAAAGAACCAATACCTAATACATTTACAATGGCATGGGCTCAAAATGATAAAGTAGAGTATAATGAAGTTAGAAAACTACAAAAAGAATTAACAACTGAAGAAATAATTAAAAAATTAGGCGGAGGAGACCAAACAAAAGGTTCTTGTTCTTCCCTAGCATTTGCTTATATAGGAAATAGAAATGGGTATGATGTTTTAGATTTTAGAGGTGGTATATCTACAGAAATTTTTGCCACAACGAGAAACATAGTTGAAATTGCTAATTTAGATGGTATTGAAAGTAAAGTTATAAAAAGGGCAAATGATTACAATGCTGTTAAAGAGTTACTTACTTTTGTAGAAGAAAAAAAAGAATATTATCTAGAAACAGGTAAACATGCGGCGATAATAAGAATAGGGAATAGAGGTTTTGAATACTTAGAGTTGCAGTCAGAAACAGAAAATGGCTTTAAAAAATTAGATAGTTCTGTTTTAAAAACTAGATTTGGATGTCAAACTTCTTATTCAGTTGGTGGTATAAAATTTGAAAAATCAAATGTTTTAATAGAAGTAGATTCTTGCAAAAATAGTGAGGAATTTAAAAACCTATTAGGTTACATAAATACAGCTAAAGATAAACAAAATAAAGGAGAAGGTGGATATGCTAAGTGATTTTTATAAGAAAAATAAAAATGATAGAGTATGGTGGATAGATGATTTAGATTCTGTTGGTAAACACATGTTTAGTTTTGATAAAATAAAAATCTTTAATTTATTTGCAGATTATCCACACAACTTAACACCAGAACAAAAAGAAATTTTTGATAAAGAAAACCCTTACTGGAAAGATTTTTTTAAAGAAAGAACTAAATAAAATAATTAAACCAAGAGCACTTAGCTAAAAACTAGGTGCTTTTTTTATTGCAAAGAAAGGGGGCACTATGAAGCATTTACTAACAATTATTCAGGCAGGATTAATATTAGGTAAAATATTTGGCTGGATAAATTATAAATGGGTTATTATTCTATTACCATTGATAATTTATTTTGGGATATTAATAATATCTTTTATCATTATTGGAATAATATCATTTGTTGAACATCTTAAATTGAATAAATTACTTAAAGAACTTAAAGTAAAAAAATAAGTTTGTCGTACTGATGGACATTAAACATCTGGGAAAATAGTCACACAGGACTTTAAACAGGAGGATAAAATGAAAAGATTTAAACTTAATATTCAACAATTTGCAGAACCAGAAGAACCAAAAACTTATACACAAGAAGAAGTGGATAAGATGATTGACAAAAGATTTGCAAGAATGAAAGCAGAATTTGAAAAAGAAAAGAAAGAACTTGAAAGACAGCACAATGAATCTATGGAAGATTATGAAGAAAGAATCAAAAATGCTAATCTTACTGCAGAAGAAAAGCACAAAAAAGAACTTGAAAAGATTCAAAAAGATTTAGATGCAAAGAATGCTGAACTTTCAAAAATAAAGACAGATGAAATTAAAAAAGCAACTCTTACTAAATATAAAATACCTGAAAAATTCTTAGATAGAATTTCTGGGGTTACTGAGGAAGAAATAGAAACATCTGTTAAAGGTTTTGCTGAAATAATGGGAGAATATGTAAAATCTCTTGGTGCTAGTGGAGTACCAGGAGCAATGAATGGTGGAAGTAATGGGGGAGCTGGTAAAAAGGCTCAATTAGAGGAATTAAAGAAAAAGGCTTTTGAAACTGGTTCTATTGAAGATAGAGCTAAGTATACAAGAGCTAAGCAAGAATTTGAAGAACAAAATACAGGAGGTAATGAATAATGGCAAATATAGACAACAAATTACATTCAGGAAATCAATTTATTTCAAATGATATTTTAGAAGAATTACAATTAGTGGATCCTAATGTTTCTCCTATTATATCTCATATTCTAAGAGGTGGAAGAGTAGATAAAACTGACTCTACTACTGTTGAATGGGTAGACCATTATGAAAGAAAAGTATCATCAACTTTAAAAGCCGCATTAGCAGCAGCTGGTACTGAAATTCAAGTTGTAGATGAAGATGTATTAGTAAAGGATGCATTATTATCTATTGGCGATGAAATAGTAAAAATAACTAAAGTTAAAACGGACAATAAGGCAGAGGTTACAAGAGGATATGCAGGAACAACTTCTACTACTGGAAATATAGCAGTGGGTACTTTGGTGCAAAGTTTAGGCATAGAAATGGAAGAAGGGGGAGAATTAAAACCTTCAACTGTTAGATTACCAGTTCATATTACTAATGTTACTGGAATTATTTACGAGCAATATAAAGTAACAGAAACAGCTAAGCATTTAAACCCACATGGACAAGGTGGACTTTCTGTAAGGGAATTGGAATCTCAAAAGAAAAAAGATGAGTTATTAGGAATTATGGAAAACAAATTCTTAAATGGAGTTAAATTCACAAATGGAAGTTTAAGAATGTCAGGTGGGGTAAAAGCACTAATCAAAGAACATGGAATAGTTATAGATGCTAATAATCAACCTTTTTCATTAGATTTATTAGATAATGCCGTAAAGGCAATAGTTGATAAAGGAAATCCAGGAGCAGCTGATTTAAAAGCTGGTAAATACTCTTTGTGTGTTCCTTACTCTATTTTAAGAAATATTAATAAATTGAATAAAGATATAGTTAGAGCTGATATAAAAGAAAAAGTAACAGGAACTATAATAGAAGAAATAGTTACTACATCAGGTGTTGTATCAGTTTTCCCTGCTACTTCATTAGTAGAAAATGAGTTTATATTAATGAACTTAAATGAAGCTAGAATAAAACAATTATATCCAATTAAAGAAGAAATTGGAGCTAAGACAGAATTAGCTGATAATTATTTCTTACATGGAGAATATGCACATCAAATAACAAAATTGCCTTTCCAAGTACATGTTAAAAATATAAAAATATCATAGGAGGTTGTAATGGCAAAAGATACTAAAAAAGAAAATGAAGTAGTGGAAGAAATAGCTACTGTTGAAACAGCAAAAGAAATAACTTTTAAATCTAGTTATAAAAATCTAATCATAGCTGGAACTTCTATTCAATTCAAAGATGGAGTTTACTCAACATCTGATGAAACAGAAATAGAAGTATTGAGAAATAATAACCTTGTGACAGAGGCAGGAGAATAAAAACTCCTGCTTTTTTCATATTGGGAGGTTAGATATGGAAGAAATTTACAACAAAATAATTGAAAAAGTGAAAGATTAACAAGTATTAGCAATGAAGCTAGATTGAAAATTCAAGTAACTATTTTGGTTAGAAAATCTCTAAACTTTATGAACAGAGATGATTTTCCAAGTGAATTAATAGATCCAGTTGCTGAGCATTTAGCATTAAAAACTATCGAAGAAACTGAATTACAGCGAAATATTTCAAAAGTTACTGAAGGTGACACAACAATAGAATATAACTCAAATAACAATACAACTGATGAGGTGTTTTTATCTTTAAAAAGCCAATTATTTAGATTTAGAAAGGTTGGTACTGTATGAGTATTTTAGACAAATTACATAGTGATAGAGTTACAGTTATTCGTTCTGTTACTATTACAGATGAATATGGAGGAGCTTTTGAAGAATTAAGAGAAATATTAAAAGATATTCCTTGCAGACTTTCACAGAAATGGTTGAGAAGTGTTACACCTGGACCAGTCAATAGCAGTTCACAAGAATATAAACTTTTTGTAGGTTTAGATGTAGATATAAAGCAAAATGACTTACTAAAAGTTACAAGGAAAGCAGATGGAGCTATTTATATGTTCAAGGCATCAAAACCTTTGGCTTATAACATTATAAAACATAAGGAGATAGTCTTAACAGAAGTCTCTGAAAATGAGGTAGATTATGAAGCTTAAAGGATTTAAAGAATTTGATAAAATTCTTGATGAAATAAAAACAAAAGCTCCTCAAGCTACTGAAAGATTTTTGATGCTACAAGCAGAAGAATTAAAGACAGATGTTAAGGATTTAACACCAGTTGATACTGGAACATTAAAGGGTAGTTGGCACAGAGAGAATGGAAAAAGATTAACTGGTAAAAAAATTACTCAGATTGTGTTTAACATGACTGACTATGCAGCACATGTTGAGTATGGTCATAGGCAAAAAGTAGGCAGATATGTCCCTGCTATTGGTAAAAAGTTAGTAGCTCCTTTTGTCAGAGGTAGATTTATGCTTAGAACAGCAGTGGCTATGAGACAAATTAAATTCTATAAAGATTTAAAAACCTTTTATGGAGGATTGATAAAAAAATGAAATGGATAGATATAAGAAATGCATTAAATAAGATTATTTCAGAAAAGTTAAAAGTAAATCCATATAGTGAAGACATAGACAATATTAAAAAACCTTGTTTTTATATAGATTTAGTTAGCTATAAGAAAGAGTTTAATTCTGAATATAGGGAACTAAAAACAATAGATATTGATATTATCTATTATCCAAAAACAAATGGAAAATTAACTAATGCTGAAATATTAGAAAATTTAGAAAATTTAGATAATGCTTTGGAAATTGAAGGTAAAAAAGTTTTGCATGTGTTAGATAGATTTTTAACTCTAAGGAACACAGATATAAAAATTGTAGATAGAGTTGGACATTATGTTTTCACTTTAAGTCTATATGATTTATATGGAAAACCTTATGATTATGAACTTATGCAAGATTTGAATTTAAGATTTAAAGAAGGAGGTAGCAATTAATGGGGAATGAAGTAGGACAAATAAAAGCTAGTCCAAACATTAATATAGAGTTTAAAACTCTTGCAACAACTGCTATACAAAGAAGTGAAAGAGGTATAGTTTGTTTAATATTAAAAGATACTAAAAAAACTGTTAAATGGAATATCCTAAAAACAATAGCTGATTTAAAAGATGATGAATGGGATGCTAAAAATGTTAAGTATATTAAATTAGCAATGCATTATGGGGCTAAGAAAATATTAATTAGAGTATTGCAAACAGGAGAAAATTTAGATGATGTTTTGAGTGAATTTAAAGAAAGAAAAATGCATTGGTTAGCTTATCCAGGAGCAGAAGAAACAGATGACCAAAAGCTTGTAATTTGGACTAAACAAGTATTTGGAAATGATGGAGCAATAGGAAAAACTGTTAAATATGTTTCTAGCTTTGCAAATGATACTGACCATGTAGCTATTGTTGAGTTAGGAAATAGCACTTTCAAATCTATTTATGGTGAATTTACAGGGCAAGAATACACAGCTGCAATAGCTGGACTTATAGCTGGTATGCCTATCAATCGTTCAGCTGATAACTTTGTAATGAGTGATTTAACAGAGGTTGATTACTTTGAGCCTAAACTTGGTAAATTTTCATTATATAACGATGATGAAAAAGTTAGAGTTAATTATGGAGTAAACTCAAAAACTACTTTTGATAGCACTTGGAAAAAAGATACAAGAAAAATCAAAATAGTTGAGGGAATGTGCTTCATAACTGATGACATAAGAGATACATTTAAAAATTATTGGTTAGGAATTTACATAAATGACTATAACAATAAAATGAATTTTTGTTCTAATGTTACAAAAGTTTACTTTAAAGAAATGGCTCCAAATGTGTTATCAGGAGACTATGACAATAAGATTGAAATAGACTTAGAAGCACAAAAGAGATTGATTGTTTTAGATGGAAAAGATCCAGAAGAAATGACAGAAATGGAGATTTTAAAATATCCTTCTGGTGATGATGTATTTTTAACTGGTGATGTTAGATTTGCAGATACAATGTCAAATCTTTCAATTTCAATAAAGATGTGATAGGAGGTAAAAATGGCAGATACAACAATAAGAGGTTATCATACTATTGCAGGTGCTCACGGTACTCTTTGGATAGATAATGAAAAAATAGCAGAATTTACAAAAGTAAATGCAAAAGTAACAGCTGATAGAAAAGATGTACAATTAGGGCTATCTGTGGATAGTAAAATTGTAGCTTTAAAGGGTGAAGGGAGTGTTACTCTTGAAAAAGTATATTCTAGAGGTAAAAAAATACTTGAAAAATTAGTGAAAGGGAAAGATGTTAGAGTTAGAATAGTAACTAATCTAGCTGACCCCGATACACCTGGGAAACAAGAAGAAAGAATTTCTTTAGACAATGTTTGGTTTAACTCAATAGATTTAATAAACATTTCAAGAGGAGAAATTGTAGAAGAAGAGTATCCATTTGGATTTACTCCAGAAGATTTAAAATATGAAAACAATATAAAATAGGAGGTTTAGATGTTAGTTAGTATAGATGATTTATTAAAAAGAGGTAAAGAAAGAGAAAAAAAGAAAAAGTTTAAAGTTTTAGTAAAAGAATTAGATAAAGAGATTGAATGTGAAGCTATAAGTCGTAAAGATTATTTAGATATAGTTTTAGATAATAATCAAGATACAGATGTTGAAATTATTTATAATTCTTGTGCTGTTTTTAGAGATGATAAATTAATAAATGGTTTAAAATGTAGTATGAATCCAATAGAAGTGGTTGAGAAAATTTTATCCTTTTCAACTATTTATTCATTGGCTAAAACTATTTTAGAACAATCAGATATAACACAAGCTGGACCTATAAGTAAATTCATTTCAGTTATGGATGAAGATATAAAAAACTAATAAAAACGGATTGGATAGCTTTTACAATATCTAAGTATGTATTACGGGGTTATCCTCTCCATGAACTTCAAATTTTATCAAAAAGTGAATTATATTTTTTATACAGATGCTTAGTTGAAGAAATGAGTTGACTTAATAGAATTATAAAAGTATAATTAAAAAAAAGACTAAAATGTGGTGAATTCTAAATGTTAGGTTTAATAATATTTATTCTTATAATAGTATATGCTGGAAAATATTATAGATGGACTGAAAGATTAGGTTATTTTAAATCTATGGGAATTACTGCCTTAATTGTATTTAGTGTTGTTGGACTTGCTATGATTGCTGGAAATATCAATTAATAAAAATATCGCTTTATAAAGGGAGAGTATTATGAAAAAAATTTTATTAATAATATTTATTTTACTAAGTATTATTAGTTTTGGAAGTGTTAAAATTATTGATACAAAAGATAATTTAGGAAAATTGACAGGCGGGAAGAGTATAGTTTATAAGGACAATGTTGGTAGTTTACAATTAGATTTTGAAAATTCTAATTGTATTGCTATTATAGTTAAAACAAATCGTTCTGCAAGTGAGATAGAAACCGAAATCGGTTTTATGATAGATGCAGGATATAACAGAAATCTTTCTTATAAAATTCAAAAAGATAAAAAAACTGTGAAATGTAGTGCAGATAGTGCTATAGAGGCAGAAATAATTAAAAACATAGTATATGATATGGAGAAAGGGTATCTGCTGATGATTGATTATGTTGGTAAAGATGATAAAACCATAGCTATGAATATAAAACTAGCAGAAATTCAAAAAGCAATAAAAGAATTAAAATCTAAATAAGAATAGTAGAAGATACACTAAAAAAGATTTAAGAGAGTTTTTTAACTCTCTTTTATTTTTGAGGAGGATATATGAAAAATGAAAAAGGAATAATACTACCAATTTATGATGATAAAAATAATTGGATTGGTAATATAGTAATAAACGAAAAATTAGAAGTTACAGACAGTTTAAAAAAAGGATACCATATAAAAAGAGGTTTAAAAAAATGAATAAGAAACAGAAAAACAGGAGAAGTAAAAGATACCAAAGAAAATTATATAAAAAGGCACTATCTCATCTATCTAATTTAAAAGATGAAATAGTGCAAGAATTAAAAAATATGAAAATAAAAGTAAAATTATAATACAATGGAGGGAAATTATGCAAACAATAAATATACAAGGAAATTTTATAACAATAGATACTGAGAAAATAGTTGAAACAGTAGAAATGTTAAATACATTAAACGAAAAATTAAAAGAAGCTAAGACATTAATAAATGACCTAGCTAAGAATGAAGTATTTTTAAATTTAGTTGTAAAAAATACTAACGAGAAACAGGTGGATTAGATAAATCGCATTCTCTCTCAATAATATCTATAAAATATTTTAGATATTTTTTTAAAGTTGGTAAATCTAAATTTGGATATTTTCTAGTGTAATGAGTATTATCATTTCCTAAAATTCTTACAACATCAGCACTTTTAATGAGAGATTCATTTGGCAGATAATCTTCTATTGCTTTATATAAAGTTTTAGGTGCAACTTCTTCTGGAGTTTTTCCTAAACATTTTATAGCAAAATCTTTGATTAAAAATTCAAGCGAATTTCTATAACCAGTTGAAGCAAGTTCAAAATGACCATTGTTTTCTGCTACTTTAGCTTGAGTATGAATTTTTACAAAGCTAGGAGATAAATCTTGTATAACTTGTGGGAATACATCAGGAGAACCTGTTGGATATGTTGCTATCAATTTTGTAGTAGATTCTTCAATTAAGTAAAGAGATAAAAATTCTTTATGACAACAAGTAGTTTTAAATATTAAAACTACAACTTTTAAATTATTAGTATAATTAAACATATCCAAAATTCTTTTAGGAGAATTAAATTTCCCACAAAAAGGACATTGATTTTCAACATCATATTCTAACTCTTGATGATGACCATTTATAAAATATCTTTCTTTATCCATAATTATACACCTCACTATATATTTTTATTAATTATAG